CCCTTCTCTGGTGTTCGCTGCTTCTTTTTGAAATAACTTCGCAGTAGTTATCGGACGTGGCTCAGCCCACGACTGCTGGTTGTCGGAACCACCGAGCTGTAACGTAAGCTAACGAGTCTTTCGTGACTAGCGGAGCTTGTTTCGCTGCTCAGGCGGATCTAATGAGATTCTTTTACACTCTGGAGTAATAAGCTGTCGTGGTTCCTGCTAAATCAGGCTCGGACAAACCATTTATGCCTCCTTTGTAGACCGTAGGATTATTCAATTTAAAAGCTGGCGCTAATGTTGCTATTCCCATTCTAGATTCGTCGGTGAGTCCAACAGAAAGCGTATAATTCACTACTAAATCTTGTGTACCATAATTATTAAATATCAGTATCAAGGTACCAAAATCCTCTACGGATAAATCACTCTCCACGAACGAAACTGACGCTTCATCGTCCAACCGGTACACGCTAGGTCCTCCCAAATACTGATATATGTGAGTTTCCGGAATGACAAACTCGCACAAATAATAATTGTCATGAACTTGAACGTTAGAACAATCCAACAAAGGCGTGTAATAAGAATCAGCCATAGGAACAGTAACGCCTGATATGGATTCTTGGTTAATGCCCGCTCTCGTATACGTTCCACCGTGATTTACTGTCAAGTTGTTAAGAGCAATGTAACTATTTTGAGGTGCAAAATACGCTTGTACAGCGAAGTACTTTGACGGAGGATTGTCATACAAAGCTGGTAATCTAACCTCCAATCTGATCTTAAAACCTACATTCTTGCCGTAATACATGCCTCCAATTAACCTAATAGGTGATGTAACTTGCTCTCTTCTAGTCTCTGTTGCCCCATGACCCACGAAAGGACCCAAGGGTAAGGAAATTGCAGATTTAGAGTTAGGTCCTACTATGTACCCTGTCCAAGGATAAGTAGTGTACATTCTCCTAACAAGTTGTCGAGTGTCGCTTATTCTAACAAGTCTAGAATTGTGAGCGTCGTCGTCTCCTTCGTTCTTAAAATTGGAATCGTCCCTACAGATTTGTGGGTTAAAACCAGATTCTGAATTGGGTGCAAAACTAGACTCAGCTCTAAACCTGCCCTCATTATCATAAAAAGCGTTGTTCCTTTCTGCT